CAGCAGCATAGTGCAGCTAATTATCCCAATGCCGAACCGACGGATGAGCTAAGCGACCCGGTGGAGACGGGCGGTCCCAATCGTGCGCCTGATCAGCCTTTACTGCCGGCAATGCAGAACGAACCGGGCATCACGCCGCCAGGATCGACCGAGCGTGTACTGAACTTGATGACGAACCCGCAAGTCGTAGAGGGTTTGAAAGCGCTCGCGCTAGTGATGGGCAAGGTCGACGATATCTTGGTGCCCGAAGGCGCCAATGTCGATTATCAGGGACCAGCGCGCGGCAGTGTCAAGCCATCGGTACACCCTGGGGTGTCCAGCATCAACGATATCGTCAGTGGCAATGAATCGACGGCCGTCAAGACGAAGTTTCAAGGCCTGAACATTGGCGTCGAGAACCCGCGCGGCACAATTCGCAAGGGCATGAACCTTGACGGCAAAACGTGGCAGGCAAAGATGCATCACCACTACGGATTCATCAAGGGTGTGATGGGTGCCGATGGTGATTATTTGGATTGCTTCCTAGGTCCGAATGCGACCAGCGATAAAGCATTCGTCATCAACCAAAACGATCCGAACACAGGTGTTTTCGACGAATGCAAATGCATGTTAGGTTTTAACGATGCGGAATCCGCTAAGAAAGGCTATGTTGATAGCTTTAATCAAGGATGGAATGGTTTCGATTCAATGATAGAAATGTCAATGGATCAGTTTAAACAATGGATCAAAGGTGATTGCACTGGTAAATGCACATCTCCGCTTGATGCCAATTGCATCGCAGAAACCCAATCACATCCATTGGTGTGATTATGGCTATTGAAGATATGCGCGAATATCAACGTCAATGGTATTTGCGCAATAAATCTGCTCATAACGAAAGAAGTCGCGTGCATCACCAATTGACGAAAGAACAAAAGGCAGAAAGACGACGTCAACGACGAATGAATGGGACTAGAGAAGCAGATTTAAAGCGTCAAAAAGCACATTATGAAAGAAATAAAACAAAATATCTTGAGGCGACAGCGAAAAGACGCGCGGCAAAGAAAAACGCTGATTATTCGCATTGGTCAGAACGCGGAACTATTTGGAATTTTTACGAATGGAGGAAAATTTTAGATTTTGTAACGGGCGAAAAGTGGCATGTCGATCATATCGTTCCTCTACAAAGTGACATTGTTTGCGGTCTTCATTGGGATGGCAATTTGCAATTGCTACCTGCTTTTGAAAATCAATCAAAAAGTAATAGGCGTTTTTAATGGCCTTCAAAGCGTCCAACGTTCGGCAGCGTAAAAAGCCTGAACCCGTGGCGCAGGGTACGCAATTGATTGCGTCCGCAGCGGTGCGTGAATGGTATGAACGCCAATTGCGTATGGCGTTCAAATCCATGATAGATGATTACAAAAAGGAATTGAACGACGCACTAAAAACAAAAGACGTGCAAAAACATTTCGCACAAGATGCGAGTGCCGAAGCGGTCATGACGGATGTGCTAAAACGTCTCGATAAAAAATGGACGACGATTTTTAAGAACTACGCAAAGATGACGGCCGCGGCATTCATCGAGAAAGTCGACACGCATAGCCGATCGACGGTTTGGCATTCGCTTAAAGTAGCGGGCATTATTCAACCCACCAAAACATATAGTCGCAACATCGAAAACACGTTAGGCGCTGCACAAACTTTTAACAATACATTGATCACCAATGTGCAGAAGGACGTGCACGAAAAAGTTTTCAGTGCGGTGATGTTGTCGCTGACGTCGCCTGATCCTGAACAACAGGGAACGAGCGGCATAGAAAATGCGTTACGGCAAGTTGGCAAATTTTCCAGTAAAAGGATTGAATTAATCGCGCGCGATCAAAACAGCAAGCTGTACGCATCGCTGAACATGGATCGTCTGCGTGATAACGGAATTGAAAAGTTCCGATGGATTCATTCAAGCGCCGGTAAAGTGCCCAGGCCGTCGCATGTTGCCAAGGACGACGAAATCTTTACCATGGACGATCCGCGTTTATGGACTGGTCCTAAAGCGGACCAGGGACCGCCCGGATGGGCCATTAACTGCCGGTGTCGCGCTATCCCGGTGATCGATTGAGACGACGAGATGCTATTATCAAACGGAACTACCCAGGCGGCAGTATCGAAGAACATATCGACCGAGCGCGCCGCAGGAAAACCTGAAAAGCAAGCCGTTGCGATCGCACTATCCAAACAACGCGAAAATCGTGCAGCGAAAGACAAAGTTGAAGGCATTCGCACGCATATGCGTAGTTTGCGCGATTGTCTTTCTAAAGTCGCAAAGGTGGTGAAGCCATGAATGCCGTCATTGTTCGAAAGCGCATGTGCACATTTTGCGATTGGGTCGAAAATTCCAAATTTTTGAGTTGGAAGTTTTCGATAGTCGACGTCATTGCAATTGCTATATTTGTAATGACATACGCGAATCATTGATTCGCGACGTGCGAATGAATTCGCACTAAAATTTTTCAGGGGATCAACGATCGGTGATGCTTATGTGTCGCCGATGTTGTCATGCGTATTTTTTATGTTTAGACTTTGCCTAGCTTGGGTGATGGTCAAAATTCCGAATGTCAGCGCAACAAGGTTCGGCGCGAAAACAAGATGAAAACGGCTTCCTGTCCATTAAGGGATGCCCCATTTCCTCCTACGGAATCTTTGATTACTCAGCCGGGCAATTGGGTCTTCCTGGCGACCCGAATCGTATCGTCAAGGTGTTTCGTCCTGAAGAGGCCGTCAACAACCAAGAGACGATCGACAGTTTCAAAGACATGCCCTTTATCATCGATCACGAAATGCTTTCGGGATTTGATGACGACAATACCGCATCCGCGCCCGAGGATTACGGTATCGATGGTGTTCTAACATCGAACGTTTACTACGATGCGCCATGGATGCGTGGCGACATCAAAATTTTCAGCCGCAAAGCCCAACGCGCGCTCAAAAACAAAAAAGACTTATCGCTCGGTTATTCGTGCGATTTCGAAATGCGACCCGGCGTATTCAATGGTCAACCTTATGAGGTTGTGCAGACGAATATGCGCGGAAACCATATCGCGCTTGTGGACGAAGGTCGTGTTCCCGGCGCGAGGGTGTTGGATGGTCGGAAAGTGATTTATGACCATCTGAATTTTGATGTAGTTCGACCATCCGATAACGAGGAACAACACATGGCAAAGCGAGCGTTGGACGCTAATGCCGTCGAAGCACTGAAGGCCAAAGCGGCCGAGTTCAATAGTGCCCTTCAAGCATTTTTGCAAGAAGAGGGTACGGAACCGGAGCATCAGGCCAACGGCGCTGGCGGTGAAGGTGGTGGCAGTTCCGAAGGGGACATGACCACATTGAACGCCGACGATCCGGCAGCGGGCGGCGAAGGTGCTGCGGCTGGCGGTGAAGGCGGCGGCGATCAGCTGTCACAGCTGCTGTCACAAGTCGAACAACTTCTGGCGTCGATCCGTCAGACGATGGGCGGCGAAGGTGGCAGTGATCCCACAGCCGACAACATGAACGGCATGGCAGACGGCGAGGGTGAAGGCAGTGGCAAAACGACCGACGAAGGCGAAGCCAACGAAGGCGAAGCCAACGCTGAAGCCGCGGACGGCGAAGGGGAAGGCAACGTTGAAGGCCTCAACGCGAACGGCCAAACCAAAGCCCCCGAAGGCCCCTCTGCGGGAAAGCATCCCCATACAGGTGATGCTGCGCTTCGCCGTTTCTACGCTGATTCTGCTTCTAAGACTCGCGTCTACGACCGGGCTTCTAAGGTGGTTGGCGCCTTCGATCACGCGCGCATGGACGCATCTCAGGTCTATGCTTACGTTCTGAAGAAACTTCAGGGCGACGGCAAGCTGAAGAACGTCAATGCCGCGGATTCGAAAATTGTACGCGTTGCAATCGATACGTACCTCGATACGCTTGACGAGGCGAAAAAGTTGCATCGCTCCACCGTCCAATCGACTGTCCGTCGCACGTCGGGTGATTCCGCCGTACCGTCGGACGCGAGCATGGACGCCTACTTGGCCGGCGGGAGTAACTAAGCCATGACGCAGCTACAGCAAACCGTAGACCGCAACTACACCACCGGCTTTCCCGGCAGTGTCGTTCGTAGCGGTCCCCATCGTGCCAAGTCGGCACGTATCATGTCGGCAACCCTGGGCACTGACCCCGGTGCGTCGACCAACCGTATCAGCCGTGCATTTGGCTGGACCGGTGAACAGGGCGAAGTCGGCGGCACCACGCCGCAAAACGGTGTCATCCCGGCCGAAGTGCCGGAAGTCTCCGTAGGCGGCCCGATTTTCTTCGGCATCCTGGGCGCCCGCCTGCATTATGCATTGCATGGCGATGCCGCTAGCGCGCTCGATCCGTCACTCGATCTGCCGCAGTATGCCGAAGGCGAGTTCTTCGACATGGTCACCGGTCTGATCGTGCAGCTGTTCAACGAAACGACCGCGACGAAAGCCATGGCTTATGGTGATGGTGTGGCCTTCGTGCCGAGCAACATCACCACGGGCGACAACACATTGGCGTTGCCATATGGCGCACTGGTATCCGTCCCGGCGGGCAGCGCTGCTCCGACCGGATTTGTCCTGATTCCGAATGCTCGCATCATGACCCCTCAGAGCCTTGCGGCATCTGCGGCCGGTACGTTGGTGCTGGCAAGCGGCATCGTGCAGCTGACGCAATAAGGGGAACCGCTGCTATGAATGCAATGTTGAAAGAGTCGGTGACCCATTCGAGCCTTCGCTCGCGTCAGGTCCGAAAGTACCAAATGGATGCCAAGGGGTTGACCGGTCCGGCCGTGGCCGCGCTGCAACGCATTGGCATCAACATCGACCCGCAAATCGTCCGCGAGCAAATCGGTATTCTGTACCGTGGCGCAGCGAACGACGCAGCCTTCACCCCAGCGCAAACGACCGCGTCGGTGCCGACGCCGATCCAGTTCCTGCAGACGTGGCTGCCTGGATTCATCCAGCTGATCACCGCTGCACGCAAGATCGACAAGTTGATCGGTATCAAGACCGTCGGTTCGTGGTCCGATGCCGAAGTCGTACAGGGTATCTATGAGCCGGGTGTAACGCCGGTGGAATACGGCGACTATGTCAATCTGCCGCTTGCCGATTGGAACACGAACTTTGTTCGCCGTTCTGTCGTCCGCGGTCTGATGGGCATGCAGGTTGGCCTGTTGGAAGAGGATCGCGCGGCAGCCATGCGCCTGTCGTCGTCCGATGCAAAGCGCAAGTCGTCGGCCGCTGGCCTCGAAATCATGCGCAATGCGATTGGCTTCTATGGCTGGCTATCCGGCGACAATCAGACGTTCGGTTTCCTCAATGATCCGAACTTGCCGGCGTTCAATAGCACGACTGTTTCTGGTGGCTGGGCCGATGGCACGTTCGCACAGATCACCGGTGACCTTCGTGCTGCCGTGATCGGTCTGCGTACGCAGTCGCAAGACCTGATCGATCCCGAAGAGGTCGAAATGACGCTGGCGCTTCCGACCAGTCACGTCGATTACCTCACCGTCACTACCGATTTCGGTGTGTCGGTGCGCGACTGGCTGAAGGAAACCTATCCGAAAATCAAGGTGGTTTCTGCACCGGAATTGAACGAAGTCAGCAATGCATCGAACGATGCGGTGTTCTATCTGTTCGCTGAAGAAATCCCGGCCGATGTCGATGGTTCCACCGACGGCGGCGAGACCTTCATTCAGTTGGTACAGACCAAGTTCATGACGCTGGGCGTCGAAAAGAAAGTTACGTTCTATCAGGAAGGCTACGCCAATGCATCGGCCGGTGTCCTGTGCAAACGTCCCTGGGCGGTTTATCGCGTGCAGGGTATCTAAAACCGATTGCAACGATCGGTTATCCGAAAACGGGCCGGCACTCCCGGCCCGTTTTTACAACGCAAGACGAAATTGAAGGTGTGAAGGTGATGATTCACATCCCGTATTGGAGAAACATCATGGCAAAGGCAAAAGGTAAAGCTGCAGTCAAGCAAGCGAACACCAAGATCAAAGCCGAACAGGCGATGCCGCGCATCAGTCACGGCAGTGACAAGGTGTATGTGGTTTCGACGATGGCGAATGCCGTCAGTTACAACTTTCACAAGACGATTGACAATGTTCCGCGCATTACCGATCGCATCATTCTCCGCGGCGGTGCGGGTCTTCCAAGTCAAACGAGCGGTTTCGGCGACATTGCCCAAAATGCTGCCAATGAAATGCCGATGTGGACGCCGCAAGGCATGGTCACGCCAATTCGTCGCGATCGCTTCAACAAGCTAAAAGATCATTGGCTGTTCAAGAAACATCTTGAACGCGGTTATGTGGTCGTACAGGATCAGGATATCACGCAAAACTATGCCGCGATCAAGCAAGTGGTCACGGGCATGGAAACCGACGATCCTATGGCACCGCTGAATCAGGCGCGTTTCGCACGACTGGTGAAAAGCAAGATGAAGGGCTTAACCTCACAGCTGACGACGAACAAAGATTCGGCTGCGATGGATAAGATTGATCGTTTCGGCTAAGTCATACAGGAATCGGACGCCATGGACTATAACGATGCAGCTTTTCGGGCCATGTTCCCCGAGTTTGCGAATACGGTTACGTATCCCGCGGCTGTCATTCAAATGTTT